GGGTGGGTTTGATCGACTGGAGCTCTGGAAACGGAAACAATTGAGAAAAAACTTAACTAAACTCTCACAATGGCGTCCACCCTACTCCCAGCCATACTTGTTACGTCCTCCAAAGGGTTTACCCTTGCAAAACCGTCAAGTCCCCTCTCCATGGCAGAACGGATTGAGTGTGCAGCTCTTGTCCTATCGTGCCTGAAGGAAAAGTGTGACTCAGAGCTTGAGGCGCTAGAGGTCATTGTAAAGCTTGTCTGTCTAATCTTCCCGGAGTTTATCGACGAGTTTAGGAAGACCGCAACTCTGGCCCTAAAGGTTGAGGTAGTTCCAAAGGGTGACTATATGATAGCACACTGTAATCCTAAGGAGGGCCAGGACACAGCAAAAGGGAGGGTTCCTGTTGTTCGCGACCCACAAGATTCCGCTTTGACAGAAGCCAGGATGGAATCTGTAGTGTCTGCTATAGGAGTCCTGCTCTTTACTCTTGGTAGGCCTTTCAATCCAAACAATCCATCCCAATACACCGTTTCAAGACCACTCGCCTACATAAGCAAATACAAGTTGGTCCCGCCTCAGGACATGTTCATGCCAGAGAAGATATGTGGGCCTGTAATCCCCTTCTTAGTGCAACTCAGCGAGTCGTATGTTCTCTACCCAGAGATTAGAGCAACGCTAACGCGGTTGTTTGTGGGACAACTAATGTTAAGTTATGTCACCCCAGAGATGAATTGCTGTCTCACGACCTTCAAGCTATTGCCCGGATCACAAATGGCTCATGTTCAAGCCATCATCGAGTGTCTTCAGGCTCATCCGTGGATAGTTAAGATGTCTTCCTTGAGACCCTCACTTCAAGTATTTTCAGGAGAATTGAGAAAGATGGATGCCTTACCTGAGGTTCTACGTCCTTTCACACGACTGTTGTCTTCCGACCACAATGTTCTGTTCAACAGAAACTCAATGCGTCCACTGGTTGCTGTAGCAATAGAGTGGAAGACTGACCTTGACCCGTCTTTTACAGACTACCAAGGGAAAGAGGCGGGATACGATACTGTTGTTGCTGAGTTCAGAGCTAGAGCACAGACAGTGGGGGGAACAGACATCAAGGATGACACTCTCCCTGCCCTGCTCGGAGTTCCAGAGGCTTCTCTCCCCGTTCGTTCAGGCAAAGCACAAGTATCACCTGGCCTGGTGTAGGAGCTAGGGCTTTTCATTGAAGCACCAGTACTTTTGTTGCCACTTTCCTTTTCTTGTTCTGAGCAAATAAGAGGCCACGAAGCTGCTCTTAGCCTCCACACGTTGTATCCACCCCGGTACACCTCCACTCCCTTGCAAAATCGTAAGAGAAAAAACTTAACAAAAGCACATACGAGTGGTGACACACAATACGCTACTCTTCCGCCTAATATACTTTCAGCCATTAAGCTGAGATGGATGGTGATGCTAGCATGGAGTCGGCTGCTTTTGCAGAAGCCTTGGCTCACCCCTCAGGAGTAGCTGACAAACTTGACCTTGCTATTGACAATGCAACTGAGGGGAAAGAGCACTCTAGTGACCACGGATCAGAGAGAACAGGAAGAGGGATGATAACTAGCACACCTACACCACAACCTCCTAACCCCAACAGTGGGTCTCCTGTATCAAGCAACGTTGAAAGTTTTAGGAAAGCCCAAGAAGAATCAAGAAAGAGCAAGGCCTCTCAGGGTACTCTCTATCAGGCCTTGATCTCTCCTCACTATTCTGCCGTCTTAGAGCATCCCCCGGAGTCAAAGGGCAAAGTGTCAGAGGGTAGGGTTGAAGAACCTAAGGTCCAGGGTGACAGTGACAGCACCTTCTCTGTGGAGAGAGGGAAGGACCCTCTTCATGAGTGGGCTGAGGACTTCAACTCCTCTGAGGTCGACCCGGTCCTGTCGGAGGAGGGTGAAGAGAATGAGCCTGAGGTGTTGGGGAGAGAGGATGGGGTTGACCACCAAGAGTTTGTTGAGAGAGAAAAAAGAGAGGAGAGAAAGCGCACCTCGCTCCCTCGGGGGGTAAAAGTGATCCCGATGACTGTGTCTGGTGCAAGCTCCCCTAGGAGAGAGGCTTATGTGGAGAGGAAGGGCTATAGAGACATTGGGACGGAGACTGTCGGCGACTGGCAGTCTGCGATGCAAGCTGTGATGATGAAAGTTGAGGAATTAGAACAGCTGCTAGTGGAGGAGAAGAGAGAGAGAAGAGAAGAGTATGACCTCCTTCTCACTAAAATAGAGGGGAGATACTCTAGCCCATTTGGCAGTGAGATTGGTAAGAAGTCAACCGCATCTAGGAGTGCTGAGAAAGGAGAGCAAGGGACAGTTGAGGCCCAAGGAGGAGGTGGCCCAGGCCCAGGCTCTACTGATAGGCCCAAGGAGACAGCACAGGGCCCCCTTGTCAGGGACCTTGTGAGAAGGTTCATTAGCAAATACCGGGAATCTTCTGACCGTGCTATCTCAGTATCCCTCTCCACTCTTCTTGTTGAGGTAAAGAAAGCATCTGATGTTAGCACATACCCACATCATTCCAGGATCACGGTTCTTATGCTCCAGTACCTTAGAGATGCTAATATTCAAGGGATCCTCAACGGAATGAAGTAGGAGTGAGCTACCTTATAACAGCTACTGCTTAGTGATAACCAGGTCAATAGAATGATTCTCTATACCCGAGGAGCAGACCGCGGTACTGTTCCCCTCATTAACAACACCACAGTAGTCAGCCCGCACAGCACTACTGGGAAGCAGCATGTGGACCTGTTGGTAGCACGAGACAAAACTTAAGAAAAGTACCAATCCCACTCGATACAACTAGATATAGCGACGATAAAGCATGAGTAAAGAGGACTGTCTTCCCAACCATTGGGTCAACAAAGAGATCGCAAATCTAGACCTAAAGCTCTATATATCCTACACAGAGCCCGACACCAAAGCGGGCCACACCAGGTATGGAAGCCTATGCTCTAGGAAGTCTCGAGCAGGCTACTACAGAATGATAAACTCTGACAAGACAGAGCTGAAAACATGTACAGACCAGACAGTAAGCGAATACTTTCTCGGTGCATATAGAGGGGAGTTTAGGAGAAAGTACCTATCTGAAACTTTTCCAGGTGTTAAGGGATATAGCCTAGCTTGGTATGTGAATGTTATCGAGTGCTCTCTTTAGACTCAACTACGGGAGTCTGTGTGAGAAGAACGAGACAAAACTTACAAAAACTTCAACGACTTTCCACAACATGGTGTCTGAAACAAGCAGTAAAGAGGAGATTGTCTCCTTCACAGAGGCGAGGAAACGTGTGTTTGCAGCCCTCAAGCAGAGGCAAGAGACCAAGGATCCAGAGGCAATCCCTCTTCCCAAGATACCTATTCCAATGAGAGAGGTCTATAATGGAGAGACCAATGACGTCCAGTATTGCATGGGACCTGGATCCTCGAGGGTATATGGAGGAGCAGAGATTGTCTCCTCAAACAAGGCCAGTACTGCTGGTGGAAGTAGCTTCGACGGGACAGCCGTTCTTTCTATCCCTCGACTTGACACTCCCACCTTGGCTCCTGATGAAGAAGGGGGACAAGTTATTGGTAGGGCAGAGTGGAGAGTAATCCTCCAGCTGGTATCTGTTCGAAGGCCTGAGGTTACCAGCCTATGCAAGGGGCTTGAAAGACTTGACTCATTCCGCCCAACAAAAAAGGTAAATTGGCTTCATCACGGTTTAGTCGTTTCTGAACTCTTCAAACTGGGGGGCCCATTTCTGATCCAGATCTTCACAACAGATTATCATGACCTGATTAAGAGAGTGGGACCGACAACTATTGTCAGATCAGGAGAGAAGGTCAACTTTGCTGAGGGGATTCCAGCAGAACTATTCTATTCTCAAGTGAAGATGGTTAGCCCTGACGAGATTCATGTCTTAGCTGACAAGTGTGAGTCTAGTAGAGGCTCAATCCCCATTGATAAATCAGTGGGACTGTGGAGAGGAACTGTATCTCACTTCGAGATGCGCAGAGGCTTTCTTGCTGACCTGACAAAGAGACTCTCCTTCTAGAGGTCTGTGACCCTCGCAGCATGCATCTCCTTTGTTAGTGCTCTCTCTCTACTATACAGCGCATATTGCCTAGGGCTTATACACTCCCTCTATGTTGTTGTTAATTGCTACTAAGGGCTTTATTCTCACTCTGCCTGTCTTTCATTTTAACCACGAGACCCAACTTAACAAAACCCCATCACCAGACTAATACCTAGTTTATATACACAATGCCGCGTGACCACAAGTCAGATGCCCGCTCTGTCTCAAGCAGAGCATCTATAGGGAAGGGGGTTCCCGGTAGGGAAGACCATGGTCTGGAGAACCGTATCAGCTTGATTGAAGCACGTGTGGCAGCTCTTAGTAGGACGGTCAACCAGATCCTTGACATTGTTCAAGGAAGAGCACAACTCTCTGCCGGGATTAAAGGGAAATAACACGTCACCAGTGGTGCACATGTGCTGTAGGCCTTGTTCTAGAACCAACCAAACACGAGATAAAACTTAATAAAACTCTAAAGGGTTGTAAGATTATCTCTCTGAAAACATGGGGAAGCTAATGGACATGAGCTTAAATTCTCCAATTACTGACACTGACCTACAGTACGTTAGAGCCTGTGCGAGGAAGACCTTGGGTGAAGAGCATGCACATTTTGAGTCTATACCTATATACATCCAAAAGACTGTAAGACGGGCATCCCCAGAGATATTGAAAACCTTGGCTGAAGCTGAGATCTTCTCACCAAAACTCATCCCCCACTTATCCACACGTACCCTTGTGTCATCAGAAGTTAGGAGCCTCTCAGAAGTCTGCCACACATGTGCAAGTGTATCTTACTCTCAGCAAACAAGTGGTGTGTTTTCTCAAGTGAAAGGAAAGTGGAAGGAATTAGTTCCAACTGTCGATACATGCCTCCCCCGGCTGTCTGAAGTAAGTCTCTCATACCTTCAAGGGTCATCTGTGTGGCAGACTATTGTATCCCTTATCTCAAATCGACAACTTAGGTCTCGGGTCTCGTGGAAGTGGGAAGAATCACAGGGAATCAAAGTCTGTCACAATGGGGGGATTGTGATAGTCTGGGACACAAGGTTGAGTGATCCAGCCTCACCGCTTCTGGTAACATGGGACATGCTACTCATGATGAAGGACCTGACATTTTCCCGGTTTCTCTGTTCATTAGCAATCGATTTCTTGACTAGAGTCGAAAGAGATACAGTGTCTCATAAGGACCTAGAGTTCATAGTGTCCTGGCAGGAGGAATGTCTCAACGCTTATGACAATAACGCTCACTCTATAATTAAGAACATTGAGTCTTTAACAAAATCTGCCATTATCTATGGTGTTGACAATCAGCCGTTTGAAGTGTCGGTGCTTAGGAGAATGACCCAGAAGTGTGTTGCTAAGGAGAGATCCCTACACAACAAAGGGAAGTCACCACTAATCATTAAACTGGTATCATATCTCCTTTCTAATTCACACCGGACAAAGGCTTTAGCAGAAGTCTTTGGCCTAATGAAGCTGTCAGGTCACCCTGTTGTTGACCCTGTAGCGGGGTCCTTGTCTGCACGAAGACTAGCCCAGGAGAACCTCAATACGAGTCATAAGGATGCACGGAGTATCAGATCCACAGTGTGTCACATGTTCTCGCGAGGTTTTTATGGTTCTAACAACAGGTGGCCAAGGCTGTCATTCATCAGGAGCAGTAGTGATTCGGGCCCATCATCTCTCGAAGCTCTCTACATGAAATCAGGAAGGATAAACCTTGCTGCGGATAACTACAGTATTGAGGATTGGGACCTATGCCGGTTCCAGCAAGAATACGATTTCGACCATGGGGATGACTTCCTCGAACTCATATCAGATCGTGCTATCTCACCCCTGCGTTCCGAGGTGTGGTCATCATGGGATGGGTGTGTACCGTTTATAGTTCCCAAGCCAACCTCATACAGGAGAGCGCTGCTTCAGGTACTTGATACACCGAACTTTCATGTTAAGGACATTACCGACATGGTGTCCAGTCGGTCAATCCCCAAAGACCATCTTATAGTTTGTGTTTATCCTAAGGAGAGAGAGATGAAAAATGATGCTAGGATGTTCGCCATGATGACTCTAGAAATGAGAACATTCTTTGTGAACACCGAACACAATATAGCTAATGGTGTCTTCAGACACATCCCTCAACAAACAATGACAATGTCCAGAACGTCACTTGTAAAGCGACTACTAGAGATGACAAGTCCACCCAGAGAGGGATATATCCGTCTCAACATCGAGAGCGATTTTGAGAGGTGGAACCTTAAATGGAGGGAGCGAACTGTGTCGCCTATAGCTAGAGATTTTAATGACCTATACGGGGTCAAGGGGGTCTTTGACTACGCTCATGAGTTCTTTTCAAAATGTATCATTGTACTACGTCACCCATCCCACCCTCCAGAGGAGGCAGTATGGGCTCAATGCCCCGAGTTAGGGCCGAGTAAGGTTTCGTGGGATAACCACAAAGGTGGTTTCGAGGGCATAACCCAGAAGCTATGGACAACCCCCACTCTGGGAATTGTATATGAGCCGCTCTCCAAGATGGGGCTAGAATTCTCCATGTCCGGACAAGCTGACAATCAAGTTATTACTGTTCTTATTCCTCTTCACAAGATACCAGAAGGAATGACAAAGAACGAAGGAGCTATCTACTGGTCTAGGAAAATCACACATGCAATAGAGCAGGCTGGACTGAAGGTGGGGCAGGTCGTAAAGCCTGATGAATGTATCGAGTCACAAAATTTCATATCCTATGGTAAAGAGCTTATTGCTAATGGTGTATTCTTACCTTCAGTGGTTAAACAGCTATCCCGTGTCTTTCCTAGCTGTAATACTGTCCAGCCCTCTCTTATGGAGTATATCTCATCAATCTCTAGTGGATGCATGGCGGCTGCTGAGAAATCTGATGACCCTCTATGTTGCTTTAGGGTCAATCAATATGTATCAGCTCTCACACTTCTCCGTGAGTTCACGTTCTCGGCTTTCCACGGCTACAACATAGGGAATAGCATGGATTTTGTCAACAGAGATGTCAGATCTAAGGTGGAGATTATCTCAACCCTGCTTATGTGGCCTAGAATTGTTGGGGGGATGGATATTGCCCCTTTGACAAGTTTTCTATACAAAAACCATACCGACCCTCTGTCTGCTGCTGTAGCTAATTTGAAATTGTCCTCCACCTATGGTTTAGCTAGTAACAGAGTACTTCGTGGGCTTGCAGCTGGGCTGTTTCTCTCCAAGAAACCAAATATAGAGAGCTTGATTTCTGATCCATACTCTATTCCTCTAGACCGACCGCTCGACCCCTCCTCAGTAGCGTCTGGGAAGGTAAGAGAGACCCTGGAAGGTATGACCCAAAACACTGAGATCCTGCCTGTAATTCAGTGCTCACGGCCTGAAGAGAGAGGGCTGTTTATGTCTGTGCTTGCGACACAAAGGCCATTCTACCCAAAGGTTACACACGACATATATGACTGCTCACACTTCTCCACCTTGGACAAGTTTGCCAAGAGGTTCACTTGTACTAGGACTTTAGTCGATGTTGCATCACGCTCAGGAGAGTTCGATCCGAATATGACACTGACTGCCGACTCAAAACTTGTGAAGAAGATCCTTACCGACCTCATGACAATTCTTAAACTAGTTAAGCAACCCTCTCTAGAAAAGATACAGGTCTTCTTGCTATGTGAACAACTCAGAAGGAAATGGGGGGTGGGTACCCTTATGGGCGTAACAACCATCCACCCGTCAGAGTTAGGTGTCATTCACTCTGTAACCTCCATGTTTGATGATGTTCTCTATAGAAGCAATGGGATCGTTGTTTGCAGAGTCGAGTGCTCAGAGTCTTCAACTCTGTTCTCGTCAAGAGGATCCTTCCCTCCCTATCTAGGGTCATCAACTGCGACACGCCTGATGGACAAGGGAGTGTCTGTTATCCACCCATCTCCACCTCTTCGCTCTGCCATTAAGGCCATAACTATCCGAAACATGATCTCGTCTGAAGGGTCTGCGGTCTGGAATCTGCTAAATGGAATTGCATCCTCTAGGTGTAGCCTAGACATAAGTGACCTTGAGCTCCTCGCTCCTCGCCGAGTGGGAGGAACAATTATCCACCGCTACCAGACTGGTCAGCTTGCGGAAGGGGCACACCTTATAACCCTCCCGAATGTGTCGTCACACTTTATGTTTAGCTCAGACCTGAGTGGAGAGATTGCTAAAGGGGATAGGAACTTCCCCGTAAGCTTCCAAGATGTATACCTATACCTAGAGGGTGTAATAACCATTGGGGTGGCCAAGGACACCCACCAAAGCATGACGTTTGTGATTGAAACAGATATGAAGGAGTTCCCTTCAATCGAGGACCAGTTGGTATCCTTAACATTCCGTGGGTCTTATTCCTTTCCACCTACACAAAGCTCCTACTACCTCACTTCGGATCAGGCTGTGTACTCACGAGGAATGGAAGACACACTAAGGTGGAAGAAAGGAAAGGTACTTTCCCCCTTGGCTGAGGGTGCTACAAACCGCGACATATCACTTGCCATCTCAGACTTAGTTACCGTGTCACTTACCAAGAGGAGAGAAGTAAACAGGTCACTCACTGGGCAGAAGTCAGGTCACCTTCTTAACTGTCCCATCGACATCCCGGAGCTGCGCCGTATAACCCTGGAGACACTACTTACAGGGTATGCTCATGCTATCCTAGAAACCATCCTCTTTGGATCTATACTATCATCACCAGACTTTGTAGTGTTCAAAAGACAGATGCTCAGTAGGTCCTACTTATTGTCCTGCAATATCTATGCACTCTTAACACCCGCTGTATCGATAATATCACAGTACTCAGGCTGTCCGTACATGCTTAGGCCCAGGTTGGGTCATCCGGGACAAAGGTCCTTCGGAGCAGCATGTGCTCAGGAGTTGTATGTGTATTGTGAGAGCTTGTTAGTAAGTGCTCTAGATGGTAACCACTCTCTTGCGTGGTCAAGGCCACACAGGGTTTACTCAGACAGTTATCACTCCGAGTCATCTGCATATATCTCGGCAATTCTGAAACAAGTAATATGCAGATCTAATGTCAGTGAGAAGCTCGTTTGGCAGTACATTAGGCGGCTTGCTCGATATCTTATTACACTTCGTGGTAGAACTGTTACCGAGGACTCACTCCTCAGCGAGCTTATGCTACTGATGGATAAATTGAAAATTAAGGGGACATGCGTAGAAGTGTATCCTGGACTTCCTGAGGATGTGTTGAGGACCCTCAGATCAATGGAGGAATTTCCAAGGTTTGCCCACGTGTACCTGACCCCTCTGTCCTATCACATTGCCCCTCCCCTCCTTCCTGTTATTGTGGGGCTGGTGCCTAGTGGTGCAGATATCACTGGAGAGGCACTCCCTCTGACACTCCCTCGGCTAACGCGTCAACAAGTCATTGCCTCCCATTCTCTTCGGTCTACAACAGTCCTCTCCTCGTCGCATTATGTTTGGTACCCTGTTCTCAGGCACCTGACTGGTACTATCATCATTGTTGGAGTTGGGTCTGGAGGTCTTGCCAATCTCGTACTCCGTTACACAGACTGTCAGGTAGTAGGGACTGAGCTCAACACGGCTTTATCCCCGCTAGGGCACTCTTTTGTTTCTTATGTACCTCCTGAGGTGGAGGAAATTTCTCGCTACACCACTGCAGCGCTTAGTTGGGTTGGGTCTGGAAGTATATTAGAGAAGGACACGAGCTCCGACCTTGAGTCACTGATCTCAAGACTAGGTAGAGACTGTGTTGTGTTGATTGACGTAGAGGGTATTAGTAACTGTGAAAGGGTAAGGTTCTCATCTTCTCTATCAAAGACCAGGTGCAAGGGTGTAGGTTTTAAAGTCCTTCTATCCAAAGAAGAGACGACTGATCTTAGGACATCCTTAATCCTATCTGGCTACGACGGAATGGAATGGTGGCCTAGTCTGATTTACCCTGAGCAAGAGACTGTGGTCTTCACAACCGGGCAACACCCACCCTCCTTTCCATCTCCAATAGGGGAGGTTCAATACTCCTATAACTCTACCCACAACCGCGGTGTCATCGATAGGGTATTTGCTCACAGACGCCAACCCTCGATTGATCTTGCTCTTAGCGTAATCTTCTCTCGACCCTCACATCTAACTATGCCTGATAGAATGACCCCCCTTGACCTCATCAAGGCGTGTAGAGACCAGAAGTCAACACTCTCGACACACAACCAACTGAGGAGAGCCCAAGAAGTGGAGGACTGTTGTCTCTCTCTGGCAAGGGGAGAAGGGGTGCCTTATCTTGTTAACCACCTCCCAAGGTCCACATCCTGTGCGGTAGCAAGGTGCTTGTCTCTGTGGTAACCTTCTTCCTTGCAGCCAACTTAAAAAAACCAAATTCCAGGAGTCAAAACCAC